TGGACGAACTGCCAAAGGCCCTTCGAAAAGAGTTGGACGGAGAAACGTACACGCCGCCCGAGAAAAATCGTCTCTGGGCGCCGGGAGGAGTAGCACAATGCTGACACCAAAACTCATCGAGATGGTCCACGAGCAGAACGAGCTGGCCCAAAAGCTCGTCGACGGCACGGCAACCGACGCGGAGAAGGACAGGCTGTCCAAGCTCACCGCGGCGATCAAGGCCGCGACGGGCAAGGCCGATGGCCCCAAGACCGAGTACAAAGCCATGAAGCTCTCCGAGTTCCAGGCGTACATCGAGCAGGAGACGGCCAAGGCCGCGACCAACCCCGACCCCGTGTCGCTCCAGCTCTTGAGGAAGAACCTCGCCGCGGTCAAGGCTCTGCGCGACTCCAATCCCGAGCTCGCCGACGACCACGTGATCACCATCGAGGTGAAGTCCAGCACCGACGCCGACGACCGCATCGCCGCGCTCGAGGCGCAGGTCGCCGAGCTGACCACCAAGCTCACCGAGACTCCTGCCGCCGACGAGCCCGCGGGCAAGCAGGACACGGAGACCAGCCAGAAGCTCGCGATGGAAGCCATCGACGCGCTGATCGGCAGGTACGAGAGCCTCAAGCAGAAGATCGAGGCTGGCAGTGTCACCGCTGAGGACCTCGAGAAGGCGTGGGAAGGCAACTGGGACCTGCAGCGCGTCATCGAGGGCGCGGTCGCCGTGCTCGCCAAGGCCGAGGCGCTCAAGGCCGTCATCGACGCGATCAAGCCAACGCTGGAGAAGCTCGCCGGGCCGGAAGATGAGGGCGGCGAGGGAGACGGTGACGAGGGTGGCGACGAAAGCGGTGACGAGGGTGGCGATGGTGACAGTGGCGAGGGAGACGAGGTCGGCAAGGGTGGCGTCAACTGGGGAGGCGACCTGTCCGGCACGTCCAAGGGCGGCAACGCGGACTACTCGCGCATCAAGAAGGCGGGCGGCATGAACGGCGACTTCGCGGCGAAGGCCGACAAGCGGGACGACGACTAGTCTCCCAGGAGGTTCGCTGTGAAAAGCATCGGCATCTACAAGTCGGTGGATCGTGAAGTCGGCTTCTTCGACGGAAACGCGATCTCGGTGGTCAATCGCTTGCTCGATGGTGCTGCCAAGCTGCTCGACTGCGACCTGATCGACGCCCCGGACGAGACGATGAAGGCGCAAAAGATCGGCGAGGTCATCCTCAAGTCAGTCGAGGACGATGCGACCTATGAGATCGAGGTGCCCGAGCCAGTGGGCAAGCCTGACGTCAACCGCAAGCCGACCGGCGAGGCTGGTACGTGGATGATTCAATCGCTGATCTTCTCCAAGGAGAACTTCGCCGACGAGGCGGCGTGCAAGACCTGGATCAGCGAACACGAGGGCTTCGGCAACTACGGCGCGGAAGAGACCGACACGTCTTTCCGTTTCCGTCAGTACGACCCGCAGCACTTCGATCAGTTCCGCAACATCTCAATCACCGAAGGCGTCTCGGCGGTCTACGGCAAGATCAAGGCCGAGGCGTCCGACGACGATGCGGAGAAGGCGGAGCGCGAGCTGGAAAAGGCCATCGAAATCTTCGAGGCTGTGCATGCCGTCAACAAGGGCATCATGGCCAACGGCATCAAGCTCTTGTCAAAGACTGCGGAGGTGCGCAAGGCGGACGACGGCGGTGAGGAGAGGTACATCCTCGGCCTCGTTCTCGAGCCCACCGACGGCACCGATGGCTCGCCGTTCAAGCCGGACACGCAGAACGACGTGTACAGTGCCAAGACGATCCGAGACACGGCTCACGGTTGGATGGAGAACTACGGCCACATCGATTTGCACCACTCGTGGGAGCCGTTGAGTAAGGGAGACGTCCGTATCCTCGAGACGTACCTCGCGCCGGTCGACTTCGAGGTTGGTGGCTACAACGTCATCAAGGGAACATGGCTGCTCGCCCTGCGCGTGCTCGACGATGAGATCTGGAAGAAGACCGAGACGGAACTCGGAGCTTTCTCCATAGCCGGGTCAGCTCTGCGCGAGCCGATCGAGACGCCGTCGGAATAGGAGGTAGGTTATGCTCACGACTTTGAGAAAGGCCGACCAAGAAGACGGCGTCCATGCGCTGAGGGAAATCGACACGCAAATCGTCGCGATGGTGCGCGCCGGAGCGAACCGCCAAAAGGAATGGCTCGTGCGGAAGACTGCCGAGAAGGCGGTGCCTGCCGCGGACGCGACGGCGGACGAGAAGCGCGAAGCGCAGCAGGCTCGTTCCAAGCAGTACGGCATCGAAGCCCTGGAGACAGGCGCCAGCCTGACGTATCCGGCCGGCTCGCCGACGACAGAGAGCATGTATGGCGACCCAGTCAATCTCAAGTACCCGTTCGGGAAAGAGGACAACCAGGACGACCTCGGGCGTATCAGGAACGCTCTCGCGCGGTTCAAGCAGGCTGCGGACACGTACAGCGAGACCTCGAGCAAGGCCAAGGTGTTCGAGCGCATCGTCCGCAAGGCGCTCGCGGCTGGTATCGACGTCGGGTACGATGCCGAGGACCCGATTGATCAGTTGCTTCCAGGCGACCTCAAGGATCGCCTGACCAAGGACGCTTCGGACGCAGAGGAAGAGGATGGAGATGGGAACGCCGAAGTCCCCGACGCCGACAGGTGGGGATGGCTGGACAAGGCCGGCGAACGACTGTCGGAGCTTCTCGTCGACGCACAGATCGACGCGGCTCTGACCGCCCATCTCGATACCGACAACTCGCAGCGTCAGGAGCCCTCCAAGACACAGAAAGTCGGCGACCGGAGTGATGTGTCCTCCGAACACGAGACCGAGCTGGTCTCGCTGCGGGAGAAGGTCGAGGAGCTGGAGAAGCAGCGTCTCGATACCGAGAAGCGCCACCGCGCGGAGCTTCAGAAGGAGCGCGTGCGAGTGGAGCGTCTCAAGCGGGCAGCCGTTGGCGGTTCAACAGCCCTGGTGACGGGACTGGTCGAGCCGGCGCGTGGCGACTCGGACGACGACAAGCTCGTCTCCAAGGGAGATCGCCGCAGATGGAAGTCCGGTGGAGATCTCGCGGCCAGGTAAAGGCGAAGGCAAAGGCATGGGCAAGGAGAGAGGGACTCGAGAACAGGAAGGAAAATGAAACCCTAGAGGAGGAAGCTCATGGCAACGCCGAACAGAACCATTCAGCAGAAGGCCGACATGGAGGTCGCCGACCTGATAGCCGACGGCGGTTATCTCCAGGACGAGCAGGCCAACCGGTTCATCATGGACATGATCGAGGAATCGGTCGTGCTCAAGATGATCGACGTCAGAGGGCTGAAGTCGCACACTCAGCTCATCGACAACGTCGGGATCACCGGCTTCGTGCTCAAGCCCGGCACGTCGGGACAGGCACTGGCCGAAGCCGACCGGACCAAGCCGGGAACCACGCAGAGGACGCTGCTCACCCACCTGATGAAGGGCGAGATCGACCTCAACGACGAGGTCCTCGAGGACAACATCGAGGGTGGCAACTTCAAGAACACCGTCAGGATGATGATGGCCGAGCACGTCGCCCTGGACATGGACAACGTCTGCGTCAACGGCGACACTGCTGGCGCGACGGGAACCATCCTCGACCTGATCGACGGCATGATCAAGTCGGCGACAGCGCACGTCGTCGCTGGCGGCACGGTCGCGATCAACAAGACGATGCTCAAGAACGCCGTCAAGGCCATGCCCAAGCGGTTCAACCGCACCAAGCGCATGCAGAGGTTCATGACCTCAGACGACGCTGAGACGGATTACAGGGACTACCTGGCGGACCGTGCGACGATCCTCGGGGACAAGTTCCTCCAGGACGATGTGCCGGTGCGCTACGCGGGCCGCCCCATCCTGCCGGTTCCCGTGTTCCCCGACAACCTCGGTGTCGGGACCGACGAGACGGTCGTCCTTCTCATGGACCCCAAGATGGCCAGGTGGGGCGTGTGGCGCAAGGTCAAGTTCGAGACCGATCGCGACGTGCGGACCGGCGAGTGGATCATGGTCGCGACCGTACGTGCCGGGTTCAAGTACAAGGACGAGGACGCGGTCGTCAAG